GAAGGATCATAGCACATCCGAGAGCAATAAACCCATCGAAATTAAAATCGTAATATTCATAACGGACTACGAGTCTTCTAAAGTTTTGAAGCCAGGCAAAAAGACGCTCGATTTTCCATCGTCGTTTGTAACGCCTCAATCCTCGACCATCTTGTGTCGGTTGTTTTCTTTTCTTTCTATGCGGTGCAATGATTTTCGTTTCATACTGTTGCAAAATGTGTTCGTCTAAACCGTCGCTATCGTATGCTTTGTCACCGATCATTCGTTTTGGATTTTCTTCTATAAAAAGATTTTCTAATGTTTGCTCCACTAACGTGACTTCATGGGGCGAAGCATTTTCCGTGCAAAAGGCGATAGGAAGACCTTGGCTGTCTCCGATTGCCATGATCTTTGTACCCTTCCCACGTTTGGTTTTCCCCACTTTTGGACCCCTTTTTTTGCAGGAACAAATGTGCCGTCTATAAAGGATTCTTCTATATCTATTCCTCCGCGTTCTTTCAAATCGGAGGCTAAACTACGAATCATATTCCGCATCGTTCCATTTCGGTTCCATTCTTGAAAGCGACGATGGCATGTTTGATATGGAGGATAACGATCCGGCAATTCCTTCCACTGAGCTCCTGTGCGCAATATCCAAAGAATTCCATTTAAGATTGAACGAGCATCCATACGAGGACGACCTTTTCCATCTTCACGAACGTTAGGCTCAATTATCAGAGGCTCCAATATTTTCCATTGATCGTTGCTTAAATCCATTCTTTCAGTGATTTTTATTTTACGATTGTGTACAACTTTAAAAATAAATTGTACTTATCATTTGTTGGTTTTTGAGATGGGTTCTAATGGACCAAATCCTAAAAAACCAAAACTCAAATACTTCTAGAGAGAAGGACTTGGCAGAACGTCTTCATAAAAACGCAAACAGTCCAAATGAAAAACACACACCCTGGAACTTCCCGGCTCTTTGGCTTGAATCCTTCCAAAGGGTGTACAGCCAGGAACATGGAATGTCTATGGGGGAGCCGATTTCCGAACTCAAGAGTTTGCAATGGATATACAAGACTACAAACGGAGATTGGAGCCAGGTTCATTTCAAAATTCAAATCCTAATACAACTTAGAAGCGAAGACGGGAATTTTTGGGCAAAGCAGGCAGTGAGTCCAGAGACCCTTTCTAAATTTTGGGCGCGGTTATTTCCTCAGGATCAAAGAAGACAAGTTTCAAAAGAAAGATATCCAAAAAGAAAAAATGAAACTGCGCTAAATAAAAAAGACATCCCGCTACGAAGGCCTTCCGAGTGTTTTATCGATCCGGATAAACCGGAGCCTAAAACTAGGCATGAATGTTTTTTGCAGTGGGCAGAGAGAAATCTTCATAATTCATTGATCAACTTCTACAAACAAAATAGGGATCCAGCGACGTATGTGGACGGAAAGAAGATTATCTATGAAAAATACTTTAGGGAATGCGCTCCACCCAAGTTTCGAAATTCAGAATTCGAAATAAGGAAAGAATTAACTCGGGGAGTTGCAAAAGAGGATGAATCGGATTGTTTAGAAAAATCTGAAACCGGAATCGAAAGTAAAACGACACGTGTCGTTTTACCCTTACTTGCTCCGCCTTCAAATGAGGAATTTTCAAAATCGGATGAGAGAGGGCCAGGAGGCGGCCATGAATACCCGACGGGCGCCAGATTGGCTTTGGTGAAGTAATGAACCGGATTTTAAAGGAAGAGTTTCATATTTACCAACACTTGCCGCCAACTACCAATACTCCCCGGCTATGGGGAGCGATAGGGCGGTGTTTTGAAGGACCAGAAGGAATGGAGAAAGCGATCTCGACGGCTACTGAACTTCAAGGAATCGCACCCGAAGGAGTTGAGTATTCGGTCCAGCGATACGAATACGGAATCCACCGGAAAAATCGACCGAGTAAAACAAAAATCTGGCGAAACGGAATTTTAATCGATGCGTAAGAAAATATTTTTCCAAAATGAGAGAAGAATTTCGTATAATCTTTCTGGATCTTGGGCCCATGGGTTAAAATCTATCGAAACCGGATTGATCCATTTGATTTGGGGGCCTACAATTTTGGATTTCAAATCTTTTTAGTTCTCTCATAAACCCTGAAACGCCGATTTCACAGTAGGCAACAAAGATTCACGGGATTACGGATGAAAGAGTGCAAACGCTCCAAAGCTTTCGGATATCAAAGACAGGATTAAGGATTTTATTTCCGATCTTCCCCTTTGTGGTTACAATATCATCAAATTTCATATTTCCTTGATGAAGAACGATTTTGCTCGAATCGGAGACTTGTGCTTCCTTTGCTTGTAATTGATCCTTAAGGGAGTCTTCTCCGATAAAGTAGTGTAATTTACATTCTGATTTGCCAAAGAAGGTCCAGTCAGGATGGAACAAAATTTAAGAAACCAAATTTTCATTGGAGATGCTTTAGAACATCTTCGCACATTCCCATCGAATTATTTTCATGTCGTCGTTTGCTCGCCTCCTTACTTTCGCTTACGTGACTATGGCCATCCGGGACAGATCGGACTGGAAGATGCTCCCGGAGAATATCTGAATCGACTGGTCGAAGTCTTTCGAGAAATCAGACGAGTTTTGCATCCGGAAGGTACGGCCTGGGTAAACCTTGGGGATTCTTATAATTCTGGAAGCAAGAAGGAAAATGGACCGAATCAAATAAGTTCTTCTATCACCCAGAGTAAAAAAGGTTCGATGAACCAGTCGTCATTTAATTTGGTGACAAGGGTTGCGGGACTTAAGAAAAAAGATTTGATAGGGATACCTTGGCGAGTCGCATTTGCCTTACAAGAAGACGGTTGGTATCTCAGGCAGGATATTATTTGGAATAAACCAAATCCGATGCCTTCACCTGTGAAAGACAGATGTACAACAGCACATGAATACATATTTCTTCTGACTAAAGAATCCAGTTATTATTTCGATACGGATGCAATTTCAGAACCGGCAGTAAGTTTGATGCCGGGCCACAAGAGTTTTCGCCTCAAGGCTTTAGAAATTGCAAATCGGGGGACGTCCGCTCGCGTTTATCGGGCGCGCCGGAATAAAAGATCGGTTTGGACCGTTACGACCGCACCATCCAAAACCTCACATACCGCGACTTTTCCTAGGGAATTAATCTCAAGTTGTATCAAAGCTGGAACGAGTAGAATCGGTGTTTGCAAAATTTGTGGGAGCCAATACAAAGAAAAGTCAGTTTCGTCTTGTGAACATCCATACGACCCCGTACCGCCGCGTGTTTGTGATCCATTTTTTGGATCGGGAACTACGGGAATCGTGGCTTTGGATTTAGGTTGCGAATTTACAGGGATAGAGATCGTCCCAAAATTTGCGGATGAGGCGGAAAAAAGAATCGGTCCGAGGCTTTTCTAAGTCTTGTAACTCTGAGGTTTTGGAAAGAAAAATGACTTTACTAAATTTTATCCGGAACCAGAAATTTAGTCCGTATGAAATTAAACAATCTGATCTTATAAAACATCCAAATTTGATATCCCGAGAAGTTCCCAAAGAGGAAGAAGACGCATTCAACGAGAATATCAAAAATAACGGGGTTACAGAAGCCATAATTGTCGTAAAACACCCGACAAAAAACGGGAAATATTGGCTCTTAAACGGAGACCGTCGATCAAAGGGTAACAAAAAGGCAAATCATCCGACGATTTTAGCAAAAATGGTTCTTTCGGACCTTACGGATGATGTTCGCCGGTATGTAATGTATTCGGTTAATAATTCCGGTCTTGCGATGAGCGATGAAGATACGGTAAAAGCAATCATCAAAGAATTTGGAAAGGAAAGAATACTCAAAGAGTTTCGTGGGAATATTTCACCGGAGGAAAGAAAGAAGTTAGGGCCTCCTTTGTCTGAAGTTTTGACAAAAACTTTCGGAAGATCTCAGAGGACTAACCAGCGCTACCTAAAAGCGGCAAAAGCGATCCTTTCGGGAAATGAATCGACTCCGATTTAACTCAAAGATCTTGATAAAAAGAAACTTTCGATCATACGCAAAATTGTGAAACAAGTTCAAAGTATTGATTCGCAAACAAAAAAACTGCAAATCGAAAAAGCTAAATTGGCAAAACAACTCCGTCCATACGGCGGATTAAAACACGCAATCGAACTGGACTTGGGGAATCAAAAAAAGAAGAAGAAATTAAAAACAAAAAAATAGACAGTCCTTAAAATTTTTTTGTTCTTCCAGGATCCAGAATGGACCCTTTCGGGGCTATAAAGATACGCATGGGGTGTGCAAGATCAAATCAAACCCCGTTTAATTCTTACGGTGCAATCGGAGGCAAATCCTCCAATCGCACAAATTCCACTGGACCGGATTCAGTTCCATCCAAAGAACTCAGAACTCTTTGAACGAAAATCCGAGGCCTTTATTCGAAATTTATCGATCGACATCGATATGTTCGGTTTGCAAGAGCCGATTTCCGTCAGGTATATCGAGGAAAATAATACCTATATTTGTCTCTCCGGTGAAAACCGGGTCAACGCGGTCAAGCTCCTTGGATGGACGTTCATTTCCGGTTATATCGTTTCACCCAAAAATGAAATCGGATATATCATTTCTCGGAATACGAAAAGAAGACATTTCGGACATCAAGGAAGAGTTCGAATCTATCAAGTGTATTGTCCTGAATTTTTCACAGGGAACAAAATCAAAAACAATCGTTTAGATATAATCTCAAACGATACCGGAATTCCAATTGCCACTATAAAATCCGATTTAAAGAAAATTCGGTCGGGTAGCAGTAAAGAAGTCACACTTGAAGAATTACGAGGACTTTGGGAAAAGAAAAAAATTCGAGGACTTCGGGTAAGTATATCCGACTTGTCAGACGGCAACTTCCTTCTCCAAGTGAACGGTAAAAACCTAAATTATGAGTGGAAAGGAAAATTTAAGGACGTAATTCGGGATTCGGCGGACGCGGCCCGGTCAAAGTCATTTAATAAGAATTTTAAATTTGAGAATTCAGAAACGGCCTCGAGGATCCGGGAGTTACGAAAAGATGCTCGGATGACTCAGTTTGAACTCGCGCAAGCTCTCGGATACTCTCAATCCTATATCGCTGAACTAGAAGGCGGAAAGTGGGAATGTTCCACGGCCTTGTTTGAAGACATTGCAATACTCTGCGAGGATAGAATGAAATGAATTACAAAATTTCGTGCGGAGCATCGGATCGGATTTTACAAAGGACTTTTTCGAAAGTTGATCACGAGAACAGCATCGACTGTATCGTAACGTCCCCGCCTTACTTTCAGAAACGAAACTATTTGCCCGAAGGACATTCTTTAACTGATTTAGAAATTGGAAGAGAGGCCGCACCTTGGGAATATTTTTTCCGCCTTGGACTGGTTTTTCGAGAGGCAAAGAAAAGACTTAAAAACTCAGCAACCATCTTCGTCAATATTGGCGACTCGTTTCAGCATGGCCGTGCACTTCGAATTCCGTCCGGATTTGCGGACATGATGGAAGAAGAGGGATATACCTTTGTCCAGGAAATCGTATGGGCAAAATCGATTTCAACAGATGAGGGGAACATAGGTTCGTGTAAACCTGAATCCGTAAAAAGGAGATTTACTCAATCTCATGAATACGCTCTTCTTTTTGTTTTGGATCTCGAGAAATATTATATGGATGCTCGCTCAGTCGCGGTTCCACTCGGAGGAATTCATCACGGGGAAACGGCGCTACCCGCTATTTTGAAATCGATGGGTGCTAACGAACACGGAGAGTATGAGGGGATGAGTTTAAAGAACTATTCGGATCACAAAGCGGAAAGCCCTTCCGAAATCAAAAAACGAATCTTACAAAACAAAGCTCGATCAAAGGATTTCACTGCAAGACGGAGGTCAGTTTGGCAGATAGCGACCCCGAATTCGAAAGGTAGGCATACTGCCGTCGGTCCTAAACGTCTATTCGAAATCTGTGTATTGGCCGGGTGTCCGGAAGGTGGTACGGTTCTCGATCCGTTTATGGGGGAAGGAACCGTGGGAGAGGTTTCGCTAAAGAATGGAAGGAAATTTATTGGAATCGATCTGGATGAGAGAAGTTGTTCGGAGGCCGATGATCGATTGTATCGTATTTCAAAGAAATTAGAATATTCTTCCCATTCAATATGGACCTAAACTTTATCCTTGAAACCGTGATTATGATAAAACGAATTCTGTTATAGTTTTTCCCTGAATGGTAGCTAAAAAGAAAGTTCCTGCCCGAAAGACGAAGGGTAGCAAAGACAATGCGTTATCAAAACGCACGTCTGAATCTGAAAAGCTCCCGGCGAAGATAAAAGAAAAAATTAGGATAGCATACATTCAAGGTGCTACTTCGAGAGAAGAACTCTGCCGCAAATATAATATCGATTACAAGAAGCTCGACAACTTAATCCAAAGAAACGGTTGGAACGCAGATCGTGAGGAAATTGTAGGAAAAGTGAGGGAAAAAATGGAGTTTTCCCTGATTTCCAGCGCTTCTACGGCTCTTGCGCGGATGAATACCGAATCTACTGAACTCTTAGATCTTATCCAAAAACGAATCTATGATCCTGAGATTTCCAACGAGGATCTTGCCCATCTGATTAAATCTCGAAATACGCTCCTCAGGGAACTACTCCGATCATTGGGTTTACCTGATACTATCCGAAACGAGTCCGGATCTCCGGATGAGAAAAGCCAATTCAACATTCAGATTATCGCCGGAGTTGGCGAGCTTCCTGGATCGATCGAGAAGGTGATTGGCGGGAAAACGATTAGTGTCGGCAAGAAAGAAGCTTCTAAAGATAGATCCAGCAAAAGCCAAGACGGAGACGATCCACAGGGATAAGTATTTTTCAGAAAAACAGTCTCTTGCCCTAGACGAAGATTGGGCAAATCATTCCATCCAAGAACTTTGCTACGACGGTGGAGCTCGTAGCGGGAAAACCTACCTTATAATCAAGGCGATTATTTCTCGCGCTTGGATCTCCGCCGGTTCAAGGCACTTAATAGCCAGATACAGACTCAATCATCTAAGGATGAGTGTTTGGAGACAGACCCTTCTTCCGTGTTTGAAGGAGATGGGATTTTCAAAGGATCGGGATTATACGATCAATGAGAGCGACCATGTTATCACATTCACAAACGGAGCTGAAATCTATGGGGCGGGCCTTGATGATTCCGATCGCGTCGAGAAAATCATGGGCACGGAATTCAATACCATATTTTTAAACGAAGCTACACAAATTTCTTATCCCACATTTCAAAAAATAAAAACCAGACTTTCTTATGTAAGGGAAGAACTCACAAACAAACTGATCGTCGATTGTAATCCGAGAAATCGGTTTCATTGGATTTACAAGTATTTTGTATTAAAACAAGATCCCGAAACGGGAGAAGTTCTTTCCTCCCGAAGACTTAGCAGAATGGCGCGTCGTCATTGGACGCCACTAGATAATCCTTTTATCACAGACGAGTACAAACAAATGCTCTCGGAACTAACAGGAGTCGAAAGAGACCGGTTGTATCTGGGACTTTGGATAGACGTTGAAGGTCTGGTCTATCCGATGTTTGAGTCGGCAATTGTCGAGCCATTCAAAATTCCGGATACATGGGACTGTGCAGGTGCTGTGGATTTCGGATATACAAATCCGTTTGTTTTCCTTTGGTTATTTTTCGATAAAGCAAACGAAACCTGGTATTTGGCGGATGAACATTATCTCACAGAACAAACAGTTCGTAAGCACTGTGAACTAATCGGGGATAGAAGAAAGCCGAATCTTTGGATCGTTGCCGATCACGACGCGGAAGACCGCGCGACGATGGCGGAATGTGGATATGCAACATTTGCGGCTGATAAAGACGTTTCAACCGGGATCCAGGCTCTCATAAAATTATTAGAGTCAGACCAGGGTGTAAAATTAAAGATATTTCGAACTTGTGTTCATACGATCGAAGAATTTTCAATTTATTCCTGGGAACCTCAAAAGGACGGGAGAAACGCGAAAGAGGTGCCTATCAAAAATCACGATCACGCGATGGATGCCTTGCGCTATTGGGCTTTAAAAGTTATCGGAAGAAAAAAAGATATAATAACAAGATCATATGCTACTGTAAAAAATGAGGTAGAAAGTAAACCCAAAACAGCGTCGGATATACGAAACAAGAGATTGGGACTGTTTGGGATAGACCCAAATAAATTTTCAAAAAGATAAAAGAAGGATATGATTTTTGACGACTATGACTTCAGTAAACGAGCGCGGATTATAGCTGGATTGATCAAAGATATAGAAGATCGGAAAGCGAAATTTGCGACCCTATCCAGCAAAAAGAAAGGGGACTTAATAGAAGATATTTCTGAGCTATTAAATAGGAAAGTTGTTTTTAAAGTCGGAGATAAAGTAAAACTTATCGAGTCTTTGCGAGGGGAATATGAATATCCAAAAAAAGACGAATATGGAATCATCCAGGAGATCTATCGTAAGCCAAAAAAGAATTATTCTATAGGCCAATTTGGCAGAATGCTTGTTGAAACCGATTCAGGAATCATTCTCGTTTTATCAAATACCGGAACACCTTTAGAATGTTCCGTAGATTTAAGACGATTTGAAATCGCGGATCGGATAACAGCCTTAGAGTTTTTTCGTAGAAAGATTCTCAAGGGAATTCTGAAAATGACCGGTTAAAAAGACTTTCTCCTATCGATTGAAACAAACGGTTTTAAGATCTTTTTGACTCAAAGTCCCGTCTACAAACCAACGTGTTTTCCTTTGCATTGCGTATTGTTTTTAACGGATAAAATACAATCCAGATTTTCTTTCGGTCACGCCACTGAATTAATCACAACTTCTTAATTAAACTTGAACCCCCCAAATAGGATTCCCTTCCCGATAAAACCGGACACGTTTTACAATCGGGAAAACTAAAAAAAGGAATCAATCCAGTGTCTAACAACGAAACAACTCAAAATGAATCCGTATCCAATGATCCCAAATTGGTAGCGGTCGAAGATCAATTCGAAAACACCTCATCTATTATCGAGGAGACCTCTCTACAAGCTCCGCATCCCTTACCTCCCGCGTCTGAAGATATAGAACGAAACGATTTAAAAGAAATGGAGTCCGTAGAGGACGAAGATGTGATTTTAGCAAACCTAGTTCTGGAACTTGGTCCCGAAGATCGGCAAAATCTATTCGATAGTCTCAATTCCTCGGTGGTAAACAATCAATCCCGAGACACTGTTCTTCATATTTTATTCTGGAAGGGATTTAGATTACTTAGAATCGCGGGTCTTGTTTCCGGTACTGAAGACTCAGATACTGATTTTGCCGAAAAGATCGGAAAGTTGTCCTCCCAAGATAAACAGGTTTTATATGATAGCGTCTGCTCGTCCCTCGACAATCAAAGAAGTAAGGATACGGTGCTTCACGTTCTGTTTTGGAAAGCGTGTAAATTAATCAGAGAAGCGGGTATCGAATAAAAATTTAATCCTCTCTTAATTTTAGAGAGGGTTTACTTTATGAATAGAGAATCGCCTCTTTCAGAATATAGAGTCTTGCGGGAACTTACATACGCTTGGCTCTATTATTTTATCTCCCTACAGTACGCCTTACTTGGAGATCCGAAGAAGGGAATCCATTTTGATATTCAAAAATCACTCTGGTCCGATGCGATGGGAGTCTTGCGAAAGAAATTTTTCGGTGAACTTCTTGTTCGTCCGACTTTTTTTCCGAGAACGATTAACGTCACTCCTAACCCTTTAGAGGATTATTCAAAACTTCTAAAACAAACGGGTAGGATCGTTTTTCCGGAAGGAGTCATTTCTCGGGATGAGTTAGAAGAAGCCGATCAAGGAATTTTTGATTTTTTATCCCAAGACTGGAACAGAATCTATAAAGAAGAAAGAAACAAATCCACAATTCTAGGATATATCGCTCAATACATGATCGGAGAGGGAGAAGATCCGGATGAACTTATGGAGATGACAATTCCAGAATTTTCAGAGCGCGCGAAGGACTACAATTTTCCCGAACTTGGAGATATTGATGTTCTCATGGAAGAAACAGGATTAACGAGAGAACAAACCTACTCCCTAATTTATGGACAAGCTAAAGGAGCCGAATGGCTCGCAATCTATGACAAGAACGGTAAAAGGTCCGGTCGAGCGTATGAATTAATCACAAAAATGTATAGGCGTCAAATCGCGGAAGCACTCGCCCGAAACGCTACTGAGGAAGAAATTCGAACACTCATGATCTCGCCCGATGACTCGGAGATTCAAGAAGCTCTGGGTTTATTCGAAGATGGGATTTCGGATACAGTACGATCTCGTCGGGAAAGAGTGTATGAAAAGTTAGTCACGAATCACCTAAATCGGGACATGACTCGTTTTGCATATACAGAGGCCTCGATCAATTTTAATAACGGTAAACTTCTCATGCTCGCAAATGAAAAAAAAGGCGCTCAGTACGTTCAATTTGGAGGTGGCGAGTACTAGTGTCTGACTTGGATTCGAACCCTATCGTTTGTTCAAAGTGTAAGGAGTTTCTGGGACAAATTGCGAGAGTATTTCCGTCTTTAGACAGCCTCCAAGACGAAAAATATATGAAGTCTTTAGGACTCGTATATTTGGGTGGGGATCAGTTTTCCGGTGATCCGATTACTTCAATCGCTGTCTGGCCTGGAAAAAGTAACGCCTTACTTCACTTGGAAGATTATCAGTTTTGCTGTCCTATGCACCCGAATTGCTCGCATGAATATGTAGCGGTGAGTGTTGACGAAATCGATGATATAGACATGAGTGAAATCGACGAAATATTCAGACAAGGGAAAATCAGAGACGCAAAAGAACGGATTCGAACCGAAGACAGATACGAAGAAAACGTAGAGGCCAATGAAGAAAGAATCAGACTTGAAAGAAATTTTGGTCCGATACGAAAAAGTGATCTATATTCAATCGGGGTCTGGGAGGAACCGACGTGTTGTCACGAACCTGAATCGGATTTGTGGCTCACTGAATATATCGATTGGAAACTTACAAACACACTTTAACCGGAAAAATAAGAAAATATATCCCTTGGAATCGTGACTCAAATCGCGGAGGTTACGGATTTATCACAGGAAATGACGGAATAGAATATTTCTTTAACGCAAAGTATTCTTTCTTGAGTGAATCTGAAATCAAAGAAGGAATAGAAGTAGTATTCTCACTTCGCAAAGGTTTCGATAAAAAGCGCGAAGAATTCGTCCTGCAAGCGACCAAAGTTTCAAAGGCATGAGGAAATCAGGACAAGGTGGAGTTACACCTTTTTCAATCACAACCAAACCAAATATTCTTACTCCCCTAACGAATGAAGACCTTTTAGAGAGAAGAGGGGAGTCTGCTCTTTGGTACAGACTTTCTTCTTGCCCTTGTCCGGCGGAAGACAGGCTACCGGATTGTAAGTTTTGCTTTGAAGGACTCATTCGAACATTCCAAGAGGACTTACTCATTCAGGAAGAAACCGCTTGGAAAATAGTCGGGAATAAGGTTTTCACCCGCTATGCTCCGATTACACAGATCGAAAGCGCAATTTTAATTTCGCGGGAAACCCAAAAAGAACTCACAATCAAACGTATCCATGAAGAATACTTCGAAGTCGAAGAGCCTCTGAAGTATTGGAATTCAGTACTTCTCAAATATAAAGTTTCACTCGTTGAAGAAATGTATGTGGAAGCGGAAGGAAAAAACGAATACGTTTTATTTCCTAAAATTCCATTTGGTGCAATCATCGGTGTCGTTGAGGTTTTCAAAGTCCCTGATTCTGAAACCGAAAAACCAGTTTCTGTAGAATACAGTGGGTATACTTTAAACTCAGTTATTTTTCCGAAAAGAGTCAATGGTAAACACAGACTTAAAGTTCTTTTCTACAACCCGGTAAAGATAGGGTACAAAACGTATCGAGTGGATCCGGATTCGAGAAAAATTTTTGATCGAAGCCAAATCACGTTCCAAGACGGGGAGCTGATGGGAGTTCTGGGAGGGGGTTACAAAATGGGAGAAGGTGATATTATCACACTTCTTGTTTCCACTCTTAGACATTCCGAGTTTATCGCCTATCAAAACAAAGCCTTTGACGTCGTTTCCTATTCTCCCATTGCCTCAATCGATCGAATTATTTCTAAAGAAATAAACGGTTTCGTAACCCACAAGGAAGGAACGGATTTTTTAATCTTTGGAGATTCGAGAATCCAGTGGTTGTCCGATAAACCGAAAACGGGCTACACTATTATTTACGACTATCATCCAACGTTTCGAGTCACGGGATTTATCGAAGGCGGAAGTGGAGAGGATCGGGACAAACCTAAACTTTTCAAAATGAAACCACTCGCAAATTTCAACGGAAGGCAGTAATCGGATTTTAGGATGAAACAAGGGATAAATATGGAATTTAAAAATCGTTTCTTTGGTTGGCTTTTCTTTTCATTTAAAACAAATTTTTTAACTAAGAAATTAAGCGAGTTTCTTTTCTATTTAGAAAGAACGGACCTTTTCAAAATACTTTCTTACCGCGCGTCTGTTCTACTTCAAACCCTAAGACTTCACCTTATCCTTGTGAAATATTTATCTGGTATGCTTTCCCTCGCTTGGTTTACCTGGTGGAATAAAGTTAAGTTTAGAACTGAGCCAGTCGGACAAATTATTGTATTACACTACAATGCAGATACTCACAAGCCGGAAGACTTTGTATCCAATCTAGAAAGAAAAGTCGCAATCCCATTTAAAACATTGCATGGATATATTCCCGTCATTCTGATTTTACCCTTTGGCGCAACGATTCAAGCCGGGAGTTGGAACGGATTTGTAAAATCACTCGACCGGGACCAAAGAAGAGAAAACCAAGAAGCACTCTATAAATACCGAGAAAATTCAATCATTTAAGAAAGTGGGTTGAGACGAGGTATTTTAGAAATGGAGATTCTTACAAAGGAGGATATCACTTCTGAAATTGCAGAGACGATTTTGGACAAGATTCATTTGTCTATGACAAAAACAAATCCTCTTTGGCAAGAGTGGGTGATGGGAGAAGAAGAACCTTGGTATGAAGGGGAGATCAATTCCCTGTCTCGCAAAGGCTTAATAACCGTTCTCAGGTCTTCCGAAAAAGAACTTTCTCAAGATGGAATGATCGCTCTTTCCAAAGAGTTTAAATCTCTTGGCGCTTCGTTTCTTTCACAATATTTAAAAAACCGAGCCGAAATAGTCGAAGTTTCAGATCCTTCCGATTCCGAGCAAGAGGATGAGACTCAAAAATCAATTCTCGAAATACAATCCTCTAACGTTCTAAAAGCAGAACCTACTCCGTCTCAAAAGAAAGCAGGCAACTACAAAAAAAATCACGTACGAATTCAAGGGATTGATATTTCAATCGAGAATCGGAAGGGTTCATATCGGTCTGGAGTTGATGAAAGCGGTAAACCCTGGAGAAATCAAATCAAGTTTGATTACGGGTATATAAAAAGGACACAAGGAGCCGATGGGGATCACGTTGATGTATTTGTAGGTCCGGATCCCGATTCACAAATTGTTTTTGTCGTGAATCAAAAAAAGAAGGACGGATCTTTCGACGAGCATAAAGTAATGCTCGGATTTCACGACGAGAAATCCGCAAAACAAGGATATCTTGTAAACTACAAGAAGGGTTGGACTGGTCTTGGTTCGATTGTTCTTTTGACCATTCCTCAATTTAAGGAGTGGCTTTTTTCAAAGAATACCAAAACGGAATTAAAGAGTCCGAAACTTGAGTTTTTAAAATCGAAACTTTATGAATTTCGAAACTCGAATATTGATCTTTCGAGGCTTTCCGAAAAAGCAAATCGGTTGAGGTCTGTTTTAGTTGGCGGATCTGTTCCGGAAGAGGAGTATCTACATTCTGTCCAAAAATCAGGGAATACGGCCGCTCTCATACCTAAACAAATCGTAGTTGATGGAAAACACGGAAACTATGTTTCGACAAGGCTTGTAAAACCGGAAGGACAATCGGGAAACCACTTCAGTCTTAAACAAGAATCGGCGGTAAGAATCCGTCCTAAGAAATATTCAGATCGCCCGGTTTACAAGCTTTCTCCGGAAGACAAAGATCATGGAAAATTAATCGATCATATAAAGAAAACACTTCTAAGTCAAGGTTTGGATTCAAGGGCAAAAGAATTTGTGGATCTTGCGTATATTTCCGATACGCGCCAAGATATTTTAGACATCGCTTCCGATTATGTAGATCTTCGAGGAGAATTAAAAGAATCCGGATTATCCGAAGATGAAAGCAACTTGTTTAAAGCCATGTTACTGGCAGTGTACGAGCCACTTGAAAAGTTAAATTTGATTTTGAAAGGGAAACGTGGCCGTCCTCCCGCTCCTATGGGAACGAAGAAAGATTGGAAGGATGGATCGACACGAATAAAAACTGCCGACGGTTGGAAGCCTGTCAAAAAAGAAAGGCAGGTAAAAGAAGAAAAGCCTACAGCTAAAAAAAGACGTTTAAGGGTTATAAAGCCTTCTAAAGAAAGTAGAACTACGAAGAGCGGCTCACTTCCGACAAAACTTCCTTTCAATCAAATCCGAACGATTGAACAATATACCGCAAAAAAAGATTTCGATCGAAATCAAATCAATTCCTTAAAATTAAAAATCAAAGACAGTGGATACGATCCCGGATTTCCAATTATAGTAGATAAACAAGAAGGAAAATGGACGGTCGTTGCCGGTCATCACAGATACGAGGCGGTCAAGGAATTGATCGCAGAAGGTCACTTTCCTTCCAATTTCGAAATACCAATTGTTCCAAAAGAATTCGCTTCCAGTAACGACCGACTAACTTCTCAGCTTTCAGAGAATCATCGAAGAAACGTGTTGCCGACCGATGAGGCGAAAGCATATGGGAAGATGATAGAAAACGGCTGGGATGCGAAGAAAATTTCTGAAAAATTAGGGATTACGATCGGAGAAGTGAATAAGCGGTTAGCGTTGAATGACCTAACTCCGGATCTTTTTACACTCGTTCACAAAAAAGACAAATCGCTTCCGTTGGGAGTTGCGGAAGTCATCGGACTTTTTGCAAAAGACGTAAACGACAAGCCGAATGCAACGATGCAGATTCGTGCTTACAAATGGTATGTTGCAAACAGATCGAAATACCCAGGTCGTGGGCCGTCTGTAGTTCAAAACTATTTGAAAGAATTACAGTCTGGTCAGTTCGATCATTTTGATTTCGATTCCGTCGCAACGGATGTTCAAAGGGAAGCACTCAGGACGGTGTCTATGGAAACGGCGGCTACAAACCGTAAGATGCTCGAAGTCATGATGGATTCATTATCCAAAACCTATCAGCGCGTACTTGGTGACAATGTAACGTCTTTGTCCTCTCAAACAATCAAGGAACTCGCGGCTTCTATCGCCGTATCTGCTGACAAAGGAGTCGGATCATCGTCTGTCATTGGGAGGCTTAACGTAATTATTCAAGATTTATCCATTATCAAAGATTCTCTACAAATGAAACTCAAAGAGATAGAGGACGATTCGAGTATGCCGATGATGTTCGCAAAATCCTTTCTTTTGGATATTGATGAGACGATTTTTAAAGCAAATCAGGTTAGGGAAGACTATTCTTTGGTAGTTTTGAAATGAAACATTGGAGGAAACTTTGAAAAATCACGAATCATTTAGACACCATCCGGAAGTTCTCCAGTTTCGAGCTTTGCTCACTGAGGGACTGTTTTTTCACGCTTTATCTCAGCGCGCCTTTGATGAGATTATGACTGCAATTGACAAAGCGTATGTCGATCGAGATAGACTATTGCGATTCTTGCAAAAAAGAGAAATGATTGGAGATTTCGAGCGGGATATCCAGTTCGGGGAACTGGATTAATAATTTACCATGGGTCTTTCAGAATGAATTTATTAAGGCCGTACTCCTCTTGTTCATGATGTAAAATCGAGTTTGGCTTTTTGAGTGCATAAACTGACGAATCCGTTCTCACCTAAATATCCTTATTTATTTGATAAAAAAGTATGGAACACCGGAAGGCAAGGCGACCCAAATTTCTCTGGGTAGATTGTATTCTATGAGACCTGAAGCAAGTCCTAAACATAGAAGCTCATCTACGTTTTTGTGCTGACCCCAAAGAATTCCCTTCTCGGTTTTACAAGCATTGAGAAAGGACCACCCGTGACTTTCGCTACTTGCTTCCGATTTGCGGAATCTTTGTGGAAGTTGGTCTAAAAGTTCCTTGATTTGGGTCTTGTTGGTTCGGAGACGTTCGGGATGGAATCCGATCGTAATTGCCACTCCTTCGGCTTTAACAAAGTTCGTCGTGTCTTCACCTTCTAAGAAAAGACATTTTAGAAAAAGGTTACTTACGTTTTCAGACGTGAGTTTTAGCCTATCTGCCATTTTTCTTGAATCCAAAGACGCATAAGTAAATGACAAAAGCTAAAATCGCACAACCTACCCAAACTGCAACGGTCCAGATGACCGTATACATCAGGATCAATAGAATCAGATTTGTTTCCATTCTTTTCTTCCGGGGGAATCAATTGAAGCTTTTGAGTAAATGAATAACACGAAAACTAAGCCAAAAAGACCGGCGTTTAGAGTCAAAGACTGTCCTTCTCTGATTCCTTTTTCAAAAGAAAGAGTGAAGAGAGGAAATCCGTTAAACCAATGCGACCAATGGTTACGAATTGCAAGTCGCCATCTTTCTTTATCAATCAGTGTCTTAGATGAAAATCGAGAAGCCCTGATTCTCCAAAGAAAGAGACTGGTTCGAGTCCAAATTCTTGAAAACATACGACTATAAACCGGAACGTCGACTTTCCAAAGCCTTCGCTTTTGATAACAGATCGGACACGATTGCCGACACGCTTTCTACAACTTTAGAAATATCCGATTCAACGCTGAACTTTCCATACGCGTACTGAGTGAGTTGGTGAAAGATCAAATCCTCACTATTTCCAGAATAGGACTTTTCCATTTCCTTCGCTTTCACGAGCAATGCTTCAATCAAAATATTTGCGTCGTTTGCCGCTTCGCTTGCCTCTTTTCCTTTGTTAATACCTAGGCCTGTGAGTTGGCTCAATTGTTGAAAAATTAATTGTTGGTTCATACTGCTTCCTCCGCAACATCCAGACATAAATTCGTTACCACTTGCCTATAGGGCATGATTCTCGTTTTAATTTCGTTTTCAGCCTTACAAAGCAGTGGCAAACGGAACACTGCTCTCCAAAAAATCCCTTTAACAATAAGGGACACGTAAGACACGTTCCCATTCTTTTTTCTGAAAAATCATAATTTTTCTTTTCATCCATGATTGACTAACTCCAGAGTCTTCCGTGAACGGTATATTGAGATACTAAAGTCCAATGGAAAAATTCGTACTTATAAACTTTGTAACGAGTAAACCAATTGGAGATGTAACAAGTATTGCATGTGTTGATACAGCACGTACTCGTGCAACACGGTATAAAAACCGTTCCGCCGGTCCAGCAAAGGCCAATTGTGTTGCTCTGAGAATATCCCGCCGGACAGTCAGGGCAATCAAACCAAGGTCCAAGGTTATGACAGCTAGTGTTTCCCCCACACTGACCGCAATCGGTAACGTTTCCACCCTGATCGATATGTGCGTCTACTACGTGCCAAAGGTCTCCGATAGAATAAGAACCTTTTGGAAATACATCGTAACGATCAGGTCCTAAATTCCCCACCCAATGGCCACCGGCTCCCGATACTGGAGAAGATGGTCCGCTAGGTGGGGTTATGCGAAAGGGAGCCAGGTACCTCCATTATCCTTACTCCAATAGGCAAAGTTCCCTTGCGTCCGTACTTGAAATTTTGCGTTGTCGTAACCGGGTGAAACGGAAGTCCTAATAAAATTTTTAGATTCCACATGCACAAAAAGCCAGTTGATCGCATCGGCAATTGACGTTCGGTCACCGATTCCTGGATCTAACTGCACTTCCACTCCAATTAAACCCGGATCATATACAGGTAAAATTCGGATGAGGTTTGTAATGGGTCCACCGATCACATTTTTCTTAAAAGATAGAAGACCGATTCTACCTGTCGTCGGTGTTGGAAGACCTGGAGAGTTTACCCATTGTTCAAAAAGACTCGTCCTGTATGTTTTACGAGTCGGTCTTACTTGGGGTTGAAATCTTTGAGTGGTTGTATTCCAAAGAGAAACCGCCGAAGAATCGGTAAGAGTTTCTTCGAGTTCGATTTCATAGATTCCTTCTAAAGAACCGGAGTGAGGAGAAAGCGTTACAGGTGGAAAGATATAAACTGCGTGCGGTCGAATATAAAGACCGGCACTTACTTTAATTGTTTGGTTATCAAGTGTAGAAACCGAAAAACCAATTGCAGTATCCGTGTTTCTTCCGATAGTCGCAAGTATCGCGGTTAGGACTGCGGGAATTGCGGAATGTTCCGATTCCGCTCCCGACAATCGATTGAAATCGTTCGCTGTAACTTTTTGAAGTAAACTTTGATAGTAGACTTTAACTTCGTTATCAGTTAAAGGAATCTTTAATTCATTAGCCATCTATTTCCCCTGCAAATGCGGCGACGCCAGCCGCAAGAATTCGATTGAGTTCGGTGAGTTGTAAGTCGGATAACTTGTCTAAGTCATTTGTGAGAACGTAAGTCGCGCCTCTGTCCGGCGTGACGATTGCCGAAACTGCTTTGGTATCGGGTCCGGGAAGGATGAGGCCGAGATCGGATGCGGATACTTCGGTTGCAAAACCTAACTCGTCGCACCGTAGAATTGCGAAATCTGGCCTTGGAAAGATCTCTCCAATTTTTGGAATCGTAGGTTCGTTTGAAAGAACGTAACCGATGATATAACCGACAAATTCCGAATCGGACATTCCGGAAGGTCGTTGTATTCCGAGTAACTCGGACCATTTTTCTAAGAAGTGTTGTTCGGCACCCGATAAAACCGCGCTCTTGACCGCAAGATCCTGATATCTAAGATGCCACTCTACGGAGTTGTAAATCGCACCGACATTGATATCGTTTATATTCGAGACAGGAGTTAGTTCAGGACGAGAAGGATCTCCAAACAATTCTTTGAATACGGGGTCGGTTTCATTGAACTGAGGAAGACCATCCAGTAATTTGTTTTCATGTGGCATATTAAGACGGCTCCACACGAGTTACGGTTCCTGAAATGATTCCTCCGGAAGTGCCGCCGGTTCTTGGAAGATCCACCGAAGGAACAGAGATATCACTCGGAGTGGGAAGAGGGGAGGGAACCGGGTCGGATGCGAGTTTTCCATAAAACTCGGTAATATTTACTTTGTAAAAATCAGGATGAGCTTTTAAGATCGTTCCCTCGATTTGTTTTAACAAAACGTCGAAGCCAACTGGTAAAGTATTGAGATATAGAGTAAGCCGATTTTGTGCGATATCTAAGGCTTGTTCGTTTGAAAGTTGAGATTCGTTTTGAATTTGCAAATCATACTTAACTGTAATTCCAAGAACCGGAATTCTAAAAACTGCGACAAATGTTCCGGCGGCCGCAAAGCCCGGAAAATTTTCTGGATCCGTTAGATCCCCTTCAATCGTTTTCTGGACAAAATCAAGAAGACTTTGAGGAGGATTGGAAGTTCCGTCCGAAATATAAAGATTGATCCAACCGATTTCAAACGCGCCGGAAAACGGATTCACGTTTGTCGTAAGTTGAATTCCAGCCACTCCGGGAATCGAGGTCGCTGCTGTATAGATTCCGAGCGGAGTAGAGCGACCAAGAGAAACGATAAAATTGCGAAAACGACGGAGTCTATTTTCTTCGTTTTCAATATTAGTTCCACCCGCGAAATCACTCGGATTCCAGATCCTTGTATTTGGGGGAACTTGTACGTTTACAGAACCAAGTCCTTCTTGTGTATCAATCGAAAGCCGAGTAATGTTATAATCTTTCCCTGGGTTCTTTGCTCTGATTTCGATTTCAACGGAAGATTCTCCAACGGGGATTGTAACGGGCGCAATGGATTCATAAACGAGACCGAAAAGATCAAGTGTGAAAACCCCAATATTTACAGGACTCGTATGGCCTGAGTGATCGATTCGAAGAATTCCGATCGCCTTTAAACCAGGCAACCTCGTAAATCCGAATGCGTTATATACTCCCTCCCTGATCGAATAATCGAATCCGTTAAGAGTCCTTACATCACCTTCCGCAAGAACTGAGGCAATTGTCGCAATCCAAGTTGAGATCCTGGATCCCGGATTGAAATTTGATAACCGGGATCCACTGGCGAGTAAGCTATTTTGTTGAGCTGTCTTGTACTCGAGTTCCGTTTTAGGAATGTAAGGCACGGGAGTTCCCATACATGAAAACGTAACTCGATTTCAAAAATCGGACATCCGATAGAGTGAAAGAATTTATTCTCAAGCGATGGGAGTTCTCGATTCGGTTTCTGGATTCGGCGGAGGTGTAGCAGATGGTGCTAAAGCCGCTTTTAATTCTGTTACGGGTGGAGCGTTTTCCGGAAGTTTAGCACCGACTTACCAACCGCAGAATGTATTTTCTCTCTCCTTTTATGAAAAACAAAACAACGGCTCTTATAATCTCACGGACGGGAATGTCGTTTCGAATGAATATTTCTTTGTAAATGGACCGCTTCAATATACGGAGAATTTCAAATACCGAGTAGGGATTGAAAAAACATTTGGGGGAGTCGTGGTCGTTGACTATGGACCGGACAACCACGAGATTAAACTGGAAGGTGAGTTTCACATTTACCACCTGGGACTTCCTGCAAAATCCAGGTCTGCGATTTTGGGAGATACGGGCGCGGGTTTTATTCAATCCGCATTTTCAGCCGCCAAAAGTATCGTTTCGAATACTGTAAGTAGCTATTATGATAAAATCAGAAGTAGTTATCTAAGCCTCGGAGGAGGGGACTTTCGATCGGGACTTCAAGAATTCCAGGATTTTATGTTCATCCTGCACTATTCCAGAAATCTTGACCCGGTACAATATACGTCAAACGATCCTCAAGGTTCAAAGATTGCAAAACTTTTTAGAGAAAGAAGGCTGACTTGGAAGAGTCACGCGATGATTTTTCGCGACTATGACCGAAACCGAACCGTTGAGGTCGTTGTTCCGTCTAGTGGATTTACGATTACTCGTTCCGTCTCCGATACAAATACGTACAAATATTCGTTGAATCTGGTTGTTGTACGTGAACTTGATTCTTCAATTACGAGTCAGCTCATCCGAAGTAATTTCAATCCGTTTAGAACCATTTCGGGACTCATGAACGAGTTAGAAAATATCGTAAATCTCCCTTTGCAGTTGTCGGGTGCGCTTCTTGGAGTCGCGCGAGGTGTTCAAGTTTTTGCTAACTCTTCCAAAAGACTTTTCTCTTCTTGGGATCGGATGAAAAATCAGTTTAACGCGCAAGGAAAGTTAGCACGAAAAACCTTCGAGAGTGCCAAAGCCGACCTTGGGATAAAATCAAAAAAACGGGGATTTAACGCTGAAGAAATCTCACAAAGAATTGACGACGCATACAAAAAATCAAGATCGAACGAAGCGGATTTTAGACAAAGTTTAGAGAAGGCCTCTTCGGATTGTAGTGCCTTAATTTCTCTTATCGCACAATTTACGATTCCGGTTCAAACGGGAGGATCGTATGAATCGATGTCCCTACAACCGAACGCGGATTTGAGTGCTTGGATTGATAACGACGTTTACCAGTTTGCATTGACGGTAAATCAGATTCTTTTAGAAACACAGAGCGCAATCAATCAGGCGGCTGTTGACAATGAATTTTCCATACATTACGTTTCATCGGGTGATACCTGGGAAAAGGTCGCAGCGAAAAAATTAGGGGACGCGACTTTAGGCCAAGCACTCGCGCTTTATAACGGACAACATGAAACGACCATTCTTGCAAGCCGCGCGATTAAAATCCCCTTTGGGACAAAGACAAATGTTTTTACGGTCTTACCGGACAATCCGACGCCAAGAGATTTAGAAATCGCACTTCTTGGATGCGATATAAAACTTACAGAGAATCGAGGGATTGATGTTTCGCCGACGGGTGATTTGGCAATCATTGAAGGCGATGAAGCTCTCGTGAATGAAAAACTGGATCACATTGATATTGTAATCGGATCGATTCCGGGAAGTCCGGAGATAGGGAATCCGATCGTTTGGGGAGAAACCACGGATGAGATATTCAGTAAGGGATATATCCAACAGTTAATACGACAGTTTAAGTCGGATCCAAGAGTGAATGACGCTCGTTTTTTGGGAGTATTACAAGACGGGGACAAGATTTTATTTCGCTTTTATTTGGAATCGATTTCAGGCGGGAGTAGTATCATTTCGAGATGAGAGGATTTTTTTCTAACGATCCTTTCGATTGGCAGGAAAAACCACAGTCTCCGGACGCGAGAATGACTCCTCCGATGCTTGCAACCGTAACCGACGTCTTTCCTCGATTTCGTGCAAATGTTTTGACTACATTTGGAGAACCATTTCAAAAAGTTCGATACTTTGGACCTGCATTGAAACAAGGAGGAAATGCACATGGTAGAGCCTTTGGTCTTAAAAAAAATCAGCTCGTATTGCTTGAGTTTATTGGAGGTTCTTTTCGCGCTCCTATCATCACTCAAGTTTTCCCTTTTTCAACGAAGGATTCCGACTTATCGAATATTCAGGACTTCTGGAATAAATTTTCTTTTATCGACCCGGAGACAGACATAATTGATTTTCACGAATCGGGTTACGCGGTTCGTCAAACTACGAATAAGATAGAGGTCTATAACGATTCACAAGAAGTCGTATTAGAGTTTGATTTTACATCCAAAAAAGCGACTCTCACATTTGAAAACGTAGAGATAAATTCTAAAGTTCAAATCAACGGGGATACAAAAATTGTGGGAAAAACTACCTTTGAAGGCGATTTAGATATAACCGGTAAAATTGAAGCAACTGAAAAAATCGTTTCTGATGCAGATGTGATCGCGGCGGGAACCTCTTTAAAAGAACACAACCATCTTTATAACCCAGGTCCATTGCCTCCTACAAAGACTAGAACCCATCTCAAAAACCAACAAATGATAAGTACAATTTATTTTTAAAGTTGTACACAATCGTAAAATAAAAATCACTGAAAGAATGGATTTAAGCAACGATCAATGGAAAATATTGGAGCCTCTGATAATTGAGCCTAACGTTCGTGAAGATGGAAAAGGTCGTCCTCGTATGGATGCTCGTTCAATCTTAAATGGAATTCTTTGGATATTGCGCACAGGAGCTCAGTGGAAGGAATTGCCGGATCGTTATCCTCCATATCAAACATGCCATCGTCGCTTTCAAGAATGGAACCGAAATGGAACGATGCGGAATATGATTCGTAGTTTAGCCTCCGATTTGAAAGAACGCGGAGGAATAGATATAGAAGAATCCTTTATAGACGGCACATTTGTTCCTGCAAAAAAAGGGGTCCAAAAGTGGGGAAAACCAAACGTGGGAAGGGTACAAAGATCATGGCAATCGGAGACAGCCAAGGTCTTCCTATCGCCTTTTGCACGGAAAATGCTTCGCCCCATGAAGTCACGTTAGTGGAGCAAACATTAGAAAATCTTTTTATAGAAGAAAATCCAAAACGAATGATCGGTGACAAAGCATACGATAGCGACGGTTTAGACGAACACATTTTGCAACAGTATGAAACGAAAATCATTGCACCGCATAGAAAGAAAAGAAAACAACCGACACAAGATGGTCGAGGATTGAGGCGTTACAAACGACGATGGAAAATCGAGCGTCTTTTTGCCTGGCTTCAAAACTTTAGAAGACTCGTAGTCCGTTATGAATATTACGATTTTAATTTCGATGGGTTTATTGCTCTCGGATGTGCTATGATCCTTC